GAGAGGTCTGTGCCGTGGTTATCTTGCACGACGCTGTCCAGCCATGTGCCCTTCGCAAAAGTGGACACCAAGTTGGACCTTAGACCCCCCAGCAACCGACGCTCCAAGGCGAATTGCTCCTCGATACCGATGCCAAAAGCCAGCTCAAAGGAGTGTCTCGCAGCCACCGTCACAGGTACCCACCCAGGATCAACGACCCCGATTAGGTGACCCTCCAGGAAATAGCTGGGGTCCCTTGGTAACTTATGGTGACCCAGTAGACGCGCCGCCTCTTCGAAGTATGGTCCCAGAACAGGCACACCTCTGTTTACCGCCATTTCGGCTTGCGCCACAGCAAGGCCCAACCTAGGTGCAAACGCCCGGTCGTGATAGTGACGATAGCCACAAAACGCACCGGACAGCACCTTGTAGGGACTCCTAACCATGACATAGCCCAGCGCAGTTAACACAGGCTGACTCTGCCCGAACACCACCTCCTCCAAGACAGTTGTCGGCTTCTCTACAGTCATCTCATGTGCACAGACAGATCTGACCAGATCGTAAAATTTGTCTGGCAACCCAGCCCCGCCGAGTCTCTCTACGAACAACAAGCAGTTGTCGCCGTCCGCTAAGACAGTCCAGCGGAAATCAGCACGGAGAGACTCCATGGCCGCAATGACGTAATTGCCCATCAGGATGGTGTTACCCAACCCTGTGTTGAAATCGCCACTCGCCCTACAGCCCTCCCTTGAATATCTGATCCCACTGGCTGACTTGCCGGACAGTCCCAGCTGCACACGTAATAACATCCGCAGGAAACTATCATTGGGGTAAGCCGCCTTGTATACGGTCTGCTCAGCAACCAATTGTCCCCTGGTCACATGAGCCTCGAAAGCCTTACCGTCCACCTCGAACACCAAACAATCGCCAACAGACGCCATCTTTCTCTGGATAAGGTCAGCCCTCTCCCGGCCGTTGAGTCCCTTACCAGACACCCGTGTCGGTTTGCACAGGTGGCCTATCTTCCACTTACGCCAGAGAGCATGTTCCAAGGGCTTCAGGTAACTAGCGAGCACCAAGTTGTACTTTGGCGAGCGAGGGTTGATCATCCTAGGTTTTGAGATTTTCGCGGTGGGATTAAACTTCTCACCCTTGACAAATGCGGACAATCTCAAATCCATCGGTTCCAACCCCTCGTCCTCCAAACTCAACAAGGCCACCCTGTACCTGCGCCCCAGAGCCCCCTTGTAAGACTCGGCCACCTCCCGATGAGACATCGGCACCAGACCCATTCTCTTGACCAGGACCCGCATTTTCCGAAACTGGGACTTAGCGCACACATGCGCCAGGTTACGCGGGTCATATTCTGGGTCTGATGGTGTCGGTCCCATCGTGCGCAATGCCATAGCGGCCAACTCATTATGTTGACAATTAGAGTGGACCGCCGGCGACCACACACCCTCCTCCGCCGGCACATAGCACCGGTACATCCGCCTCTTACCCGGGTCGCAGTTGTGAGCAAGCACACCATCAGCCGGCTCCGAGACTCGTGCGTCACTACGTAGCGGGAACTCCGCCTTGCCATAGCACACTCCGAGGCCGGTTTCGGTGATGCAAGCCTAACTAACGACCTGTGGTAAGACTCTGCCCCGAGCCAGTCCACCCACTATGGCTGTGAACAGTCGGTTGCCGTGCCTGTATAGAGTAGAACCTCTACCAGACGCGACCTCCGCAGTCACCGTCGTCGCCATACCCGCTGCCCGCCCGTCCATCATACTGTCCCAAGCCGACAACTCCTGGTATGTTACAAACATAGCCAGTGCGATCGTGCCGGGCAGAACTAGGGCGGTGAGGTCAGTGCTCATACCGAGCTCCTTTGCTGTCTGGACAGCTCTGACCCTCAAGGCCGCTGGCATTTCTCGGTGTCGTTGGCGGAAGACCACATAGGTCATCAACTTAACGTACAACGAGAGCGACGCGGTGAACCTGTTCTTCGAAGCTGACTCGAACTCCAGGACCCAGTCATACACGGCTGGCGTCCCTTCGTCAACGATCAACTCCTCAGCCCACGTGGGAGGGACCCCCTCGGACAGAACGACTCGCTCCGCAGAAAGGAGCTTTCCTCCGGGGAACTTCCTTAGGATGTTCATCCATCGCGCGATCACCCAATCCGAGGTATTACCACCGGGAATAGGAGCTGCGAGATGTTTCTCATCCGCTAAGTAGTTCTTAAGGGCCTGCGTATTGAGGCCCCTCCTTCTGAGGCGGAAACCAAGTGCCGGTTTCCTGTCCGAGCGCCGATCCTCCGAGTTAACGGGACCGACCACGCTGGGATTCGGGCTCGCATCAACCTCCTCGCCTGGGGTTGACACTGATGTAGTGTATTCCGAGGTTCCGCCCACGAACCCGAAATCGCTGCCTGCAACCCTGGGATCGTACAGACCTCGGGCCTCCGCCGTGTCGAAAAGATCCCAAACAGGATCCCAAACACGATGTTGGGGCCTCGCAGGTTCGTACCCCTCCAGGGAGGCAGACCACGAGCTGTAGCCTGGGGCGTCACCACCCCAGACTTGAAGGGCCTGTACCTGTCCAGCTTCCAGGTACCTCGCCCACGAAGAGTCAAAACTCATTCGATTTCATATTGGTGTGGGTCACCACCCCCTCATGACGGAGAGACAACCGGGTACACCGCTTCGAATGGTGGTCGCACCAAGCCCACCAAATCTCAGGTTTGGCTCACATGCGGGGTGGGTCTCTACATCACACCTAGCAATCGCTGGTAGGAAGAGTGCCGCCCCACTACGCATGTTGCCCGGCAGCCAACCGGGTCTTCGCACGAGATCTACGCCAGTCTAACAGTTGCGCACGCGTTGTACGATCTCATGCTTGTCTGGAGGTCTCCACGGTTCTCTCACGTGTGCGTGTCCCATAGGAGTTCCAACTGTTACGACCAGCGTTACCCCATGGAGATGAATTCCTCCCGACCCGAAGTTTCCGGGAACACTGACTGGACTTCTGACTATAACGACCACATGACCGGCTGGGTCGCCCCGCAGAACAAAAGTACCATTCAACAGTCAATGTCGGGTCCTTTCACCCGTGCCACAGGTTTTCCCTGTACCAGATGTCTTTCCATCAGTCAGGCCAAGGCCATCCTGTCTTTCCAGGTGTCTTGTGTCTCTATGTGGTGGACGGTTTGTTGGCCCACAAGCGCTTTCCTAGGCCGCTGCGACTGCGACTAAGTACTGAGTTACGCTGGGAAATCCGAGACTAT